TACAGGCTAATAAGTCTGCAATTTGATCTTCTGTAAACGTTTCTTTTCTATTTGCCTTTTTAATTAAGACGCCGTCTAATGATGCTGCCATATTGTATTTACTCAGAAAAATAGAGCCCGGAGGCCCTATTTGATATTTCTATTATTATGCTGCTTTTGCTTTTTTCATTAGCATTTGCACAATCTCTTTGTTCAATGCTGATTTTTTAATAACATCATTCATGTTGTTAGCAGCAAATCCGTTGCCGCCAAACTCAGCTAGTACTTCGCCAAGTCTTGAAAGAGCGTTTGCCATCATTAAACTAGTGTCATCTGTACCAGACATTTTTGAACTCATGTCCATCATTTTACGGCCTAGATTGTTGATGTCTTTGTGCTTGTTTTCAAAATTTGAAGGAACATCACGCTCTACTATAGACTCATCTGTTTTATTTTTTTTAGCTTGTTTTGCTGCTTGTGCAATAGGCTCTTCTGTATCACCGTCGCCGTCTAAATCTGGACTATCTGGACGCTTGTTGTGTTTCTTTTCGGCAAGTGCTTTTAACAATATTGCTTTAATAGAACTTTCAACATTCATTGGATTATCGCCGCCAGCTGTTGCTGGATATGATTTTTTAGATTTATGTAAATCATCACCAGACGGAATCATGTCGCTTACATCGCCAGCATTAGATGATGTATATTCATCTGGTTCTGTAGTAGCATCGCCAAAGCCGCCATCCATATCTTCTTCTTCAGTAGGAGCATCCGCGCCACTTATCATTTTAATCATGCTGCCCATATCAGGTTCGACTGACTTAGAACCGCAGCCGCCTGGCATTGGCATACCGGTATGTACTTCGCCACATATTGAGCAAGGTTTTGGACCTTGATTGATGTCGCCAATATCTACGGGTTTAGCACTTGGTGCGCCAGCAAGTTGCATAATTCTTAGCAGTTCGGCTACTTCTGCTGCGCTATCGCCGTTTACGCTAATGTTCATATTAGCTTCTTTTAAATTATTCATATTATGTTCCTTGCTTTCGTTATTAGCACGTTTAGCTATCTCTGCTTCAATAGAAGCTATTAAATCTGGGTCAATTACACCTATTTTTCTTGATTTTCCTTCTGGAGCACCCATATATTTTCCATTAGTCATAAATCTATCAATAGTATATTTGATACCTTCCCAGTATACTACAATACCAACATCACCTTGTTCATCATCAGGAGCAATACCATCTACAGTGGGCGAGCCGTTGTTTGTAGTAATATTTTCTGTTTTTGGTGTACCATCTGGATTATGTGTCTTGCCGTATTTCTTATCCCATCTTCTTTGACCGATATCACCGCCAAACATATTTTTCTTAGGTCTAGGTTCTACGTTGCCTGAAGCTTCTGGTTCAGTTGCTGCTCCACCTGTTGTTACATTTTCAAACGCACTTACTGGAAAATATACAGCATCTGCGTTTGTGGCTCCAGGGGCTTGTGGATTACTAGCATCATATGTATAACCGCGTAAAGAAGAACCTCTATATACTTTTTTACCAGTAGTTGCGCCAGTACGTTCTTTACTAACATCTACTGTATAGTATGTATCGCCACGCTTTATTATTACTTTGCCTTGATCCATGCCATAGCCTCGAGGCTGCGGCTCTAGTACTTCAAGTGTAGATGCTGCTGGTGGTGTTTCTGTTGGTGCTTTTGCTCCACCTGCAGGTCCATCTGCTCCTGTGCCCGGTTCTACTGCTGCTGATTCTGGACCATCAATTTCGCCATTCTGCCAAGCGCGATTTAATGCAATTGCGTCTTCTTGAGTAATGGTCTCTCCGACCATTCCAAGATCGGTGATGCCTGCTTGTTCCATTTGACCTTGAAGTTCATCGGTTATTTCGTTACCTTCTTGATATGGTCCTTGCTGCACTCTACCGCCGTCTGTAGTTTTTTCAGCATCTACAGCATTTGCGCCAACAGGACCTATTGCGCCAGCAGCCGTATTTCTACCATCCTGACCCGATGCATCTTGGTCTTGCGGATCATCTAATGTTGTTTGTGTGATGCTACCATCACGCTGCATTAATGCTTGAATAGTTTTTGGTCCAGCATCGCCGTCTACAAATAAATCAAATTTGCTTTGGAATGCTTTAACTGCTTCTCTAGTTCCTGGGCCATACTTGCCGTCTATAGCGCCTTTGTAATATCCTCTGCGTTCTAACTCAGCTTGTAGTTCTTTTATAGCATCTACTTGAGATGGATTGTTGGCAATGCCGCCCCTTCTACTAGTAGCAAATCCACTTAGTGCAGCAAACTGAGAGTTAGGATCAGACTTTTCAATCTCTGGATTATCACCTGTATCTATTGCTGCCGATTGTTGTATAGCTGTATTAGTCTTTGGTCCTACAATACCATCTGCTGTTTCACCTGGCATCATACGCTGTTGAAAATCTTTAACGGCTGCTTCGGTAGATGGCCCAAACACGCCATCTGCAGGTTGTACGCCTAAGTCATACTGTAGCTTTTTAACTGCTTCGCCTTTACTACCTTTGCGTAAAGTTCCATTTGTAGGAGTAGCAGTATTTGCTGCTGCTGATGCTGCAGGTGCTGCTGCCTTTGGTGCTGTAGCAAAAGTAGTGCCTTGCGGATATGGAACTTTGTTACCGTTTACTAATGTTCCTTTAATATAAGCAGGAGAAATTTTGTTATTTGGATTACCCTGCCACGGCTGAATACCTTGTTGTGTTTTATGATAAAGTTTACCATCACTGTGTAGCATTATTCGACTAAGACCAAATGGTCCGCCGTAGTGAGTAGCTACAAATTGAGCTGGTACTTCTTCATATACTCTAATTTCATTAATTTTCATATTAGGCTCCTGCTTTTACGTTTTCAATTGGGTTTGCTGTATTTTCTTTACGAGCAATTTCAAGTTCTTTTAGCAAGTCCATTACTCTATTTGCGCCGACCGATTGTTGAGCAGATTCATCTTCTAATTTATCGATTGTTAGTTTAGCAACATATACGTCTGATTTTTCTTCTTGTTGATATAGCTCTTGCGGCTCGTTAGGATTACGAACAATAATATGACTCTGTGGAATACTACACACACTACCTAAGTATTCCTGTAATACTTGTACAGTAGTTGGGTATTCTAAATCAACTTCGTAATATGTTACTTCACAGTTTTCTAACTGTGGAAAGTCTAACGGGCGTTCTTGTATCGGTGTTTTTTTACCGCTAGTGAGTTTAGCAACACTAAACTTTTCAAGTGCTGTTTCCATACGATCTTCAAAACCTTCTGGCAGTTCATCTGCTATGCCGATTTTAAAAGAGTATATCTTTTTTGATTCTGTTAGATAAGTTGAAAACGATTTCATGTTTGTTGTTCCTAAAGCTATAAACTATTTATCTTTATCCATGCCTTTAAGGCGTTCTAACAAACTGTTACGATCAGTTACAACATACCCTTCGCCATTGATTTCGCTATTATTACCTTGTCCAGCATCTCGATCAAGTTTTTCTTTTTTAAGTTGGAGGTCGATCATTTTTAACTTTTTATCTAGTTTAGCAACCTTAGCGTCTAAGCTAGTCTTAAGCATACCTCCAGCAACTTCAAATACTCTACTTGCGTAACGTGATTCTACATTCATACCTAAGTCCATTAAGTCTTCGTATGCCGACATTGCCTTTTCGGCAATTTCGTTTAATTCTTTATCGCCTAGATCTCCTAACCCTTTGACGGCAGGAAGGGCACTAGCAATCTTATCAAACTCTGCGATATCTCTAAATGTATCCTCTTGTTCAACTATTGCTGTTTCTTTTTTATCTCTAGGTGTTTTAGTAATGTCTTTGTTATCAGGTAAGTTTAACATGTCTTCGAGTTTTTTGGTCATAATAGCTTTCCATTAAATGCTAGTATTATTTATCTTCTTTTACCTTGATGGAAAATATCATGTTCGCTAATCACTCTAAACACAATTCCTTTTTGTTTACACCATGCTCTAGCTGCGCCCCATTTGGCCATATTAACAACATAATGTAGCTGATTGTATTTACTGCCGCCTGCTTCTTTTAATGAAGTTTGGCTTGCTGGTTTAACTTCTATTAATTCAACACTTTGTTTGCCTGTTTTATCTGTATAAACAATAAAGAAGTCAGGAACATATATTGTTAGTTTATTACTTAATGGATTTCTATAAGGAATACGTATTGCTTCACTTGCCCATTGCGTTACACTTTCGTTCATATCGCAAAAACGCATAAAAGCAAATTCCCAGCTACTACGATATGTAGGAGTGCGGCCGCCAACATATTTTTCAGGATATTTTAATGCGTATTTTCCTTGAGCAAATTTTGCCATTACAATACAATATTTCTATTCTCTGTTGTTAACCCGGTATTTTCAGCCTTATATCCAATGCTACTAACTCTACTTCTATTGTTGTTTAGTATTGTAGCAACAAGTTGACTAATAGCAACATCTGATAACCCTTCTAATGTATCTAATAATTTAAATACATTCACGTTATCAATTTTAGATTGTTCAAGCAATACAGTTGCAGTAGCAGTAGCACTAGATATTTCAAATCCTCTTTTCTTAAAGAATCCTACAACACTGTCTACTTGATTGCTTGTAAAACTAATTTTTTTAGAATAATAACTATTGAAAAATTCTTTTACTTCTGTAGCACTATCTGCGGTTTTACTAATTGACGAATCTGTTATACTACTCATTTATTATTCCTTATAGACTATTACGTCTTATATTATCAAAATTATCTAATGCTGTTTGTTTATATTGAGCTTTAGCACCAGCACTTAAACTATTCCACGACGATTTCATTGTATTAAGATTTCCTGAAACGCCTGATTGTAGTCGGTCTTGTACAAACACATTTCTAAAACTAAATTCGTCTAATGCTTTTGCGTTGGTATTTAATATTGCTAAACTTTCGGATCTACTACGGTTTTCAAAAAGAGATGTATTAGCCGATCCTGATAACGAAAAAGATGTTTGTGTTATATTAGTAGCTTGATTTGATATTGGTATTCTAAGAGAATTACTTAATGAATTTGATGTAAATGAATTAGTAGAAATTCCGCTATATTGTAAATTTTGTTGATTTTGTGTTGTATTTTGTGTTGTTAACGTACTTTTGATTACTCCTTCAAAAAAAGCAGTAAGGAATGAATCAATTATACTATTGGTAGCCGAAGCATTATTACCAACCGAAGTATTAGCACTAAACAAGCTAGGCGTAACATCGTAGTGTTGCGGATCAGCAAATCCTGCTGGATTATCTGGAACAGTAAGTCCGCGGCCATATAATACAGTTTCAAACGCAATTCTCATTGTATTCTTAGTAGTGCCGCTTTCGCTATAACTCAAGCTATCATGTTGCATGTCAATAATTTTTGGATTAACTAAGGTAAAACTTGTAAACTTACTATCGCCATTTTGCGTATGTAATTGATGTACAGTAATTGAGTTAAAAAAATCTACATAACTACGAGAAACTGAGTCGTATACACCGTCTTGGTCTAATCCGTATCTGTTGCTATTTACTGACTCGTTTTTATAAAGGTTGTGACTAAACTCTTTAGGTTTAGTAGTATCTGGGCCCGTGCCGTTTTGATTTTGTGTAGTATAGTTTGGATCTCTATAATAAAATCTATAATACGCTTCCCATAACATTGTTGTCAATCCAGCATTGTCGTCATGAAATGCCATTTGTATAGGGTCGTGATTTATTTTAGTCTGTACTAATTTTTTTCTATTATAAGCATTTTTAGCAGTGTATTCAACATTAAAGTTAGGAAGGTCAACGCTTTCTACTAACAGATTATATTCTGTTTTATTTAATAAATTTTCAATGCTTGGGCCTAAAGACTTTAGTGCTCTTGAGTTTACATTTATTACTACATGATAAAGAAACTTATTTTTTGGAGCCAAGCGCATATTATTGCGTACAAATGTGTTTGACGCATGAGAATAATCCTTCATATAAGGACTACCTACTTTACTAGCATTATCAAAATATGGATACTTATAACTCATATAGTATTTATCCGATTATATAAAGTGCGTACATAACAAATAAGGAGCCATAATGGCTCCTTATAATGTTTAGACAATCTCTTAGAATATATTAAGCACCGCCGCCTGTTGCTGCTGTACTAACGTTACGCTGTACTGGAGAACCAATACCTGATCCAACTGGTGTTTGTATTGCGTTATCGTATTGTATACTTAATGCTACTGTTACTGGATCAGCTGATGAATATGCTAAAGAACCGTAGTCTACACTGGTTAAGAAGCAACCATATAGTTCCCATGTTTCTAGTATATTTGGTGTGTTAACACCGTTACCGCCGTCGAGTATTTCGATACGTTGTGTAAACTTATAATCTAAGCCAGAAGCGGCACTTGACTGCTCAAAAAAGTCAAATTGTTTCTGTAGCTGTTCGCCAACTAATTTTGATACGTTTCCGTTAACGTCATCACGCAATGTTAAACTAACAGGTGCCCATGTGTGCTTACCAGCTAAGTTAATCTTTGAGTTATAAACGTCAATTGTAATAGGGTCAAACGAAAGGTTAGGACGAGCTGCGTCAATAACTTGTTTAGTTAATTCCTGAGTTTCGCTTGAAACACCAAAGTTTTCAAGTGTTATGCGAAAGCGATACGATAGTTTTGGCATTAGCAAACCTTGGCTACTTGAGCTTGTGTCGTTTGCCAAAGGCACTGTTAGGTTTAAGAGTGTTGAGATTGCCATCTAATAATTTTCTCCTTATGTACAAGTATTTATCATATTAGGGTCGACTTGTGCCGACCCTAGTTTTTATGATATTATAGACCTGCGATCTCTCCAGTGTTCTTAATACGTAGAGGTATGTAAATAAATTCAACTGCTTTTACTGGCTCAATTGCGATATCTACATATAGTTCGTTTCTGTCAATTCTAGAAGGTGTGTTGTTTGATTCATCACACACAACTAGGAAATCGTATAGTGCTCTTAGTCCAACTAATTCTACCATTAAACTTTCTACTTGCTGCTTGATTTCGTCACGTGTGATTTTATCATTTGGCTCAAATAGATATGGTTTAGCAAGTTGGTTAAGTTGACTACGTAAGTAAATTACAAGTCTTGCTACGTTTACACGATCAAGCGCACTAGCATTTCTTGCTCTAGTTTTTTGTCCAAATACAACCAAGCCCGCGCCAGTTAAGAATGTAATTGGGTTAACGTTGTTAGTATAAAGTGTATCACGTTGACCTTCATTAAGAGCAATACTTACAAATTCGCCTTCGCCGTTAATATAACCTACGCTAGTTGCGTTAGTTACACCGCCGCGTCTTGTACCAGCTGGAGCAAACCATGGATACGCAACTTGGTCGTTTAGCGCAAGTGTGCGTAAAACCATGTGTGACGATGGAACAACAATGTTATTTCCTGCGTTGTCACTAGTAAATCCACTTGGGTAGTAAACTGCCATGTACTCATCTCTGCTTACAAGGCCTAAATCGTTATCTTCAACTGCTAGATTAACGTTAGTTCCCCATGTGTTAAGCGAAGTAGCATCTGGTGTTAAACGGAATGGTGAGTCGCCTACAACAAATGCTGTTAGGTCTCTGTCATAGTTTAGACTGATCATTTCGCCAATTAGCTCTGGATATGCTGGAGTAGAAATCAAGTTAAAGATTCTTGATTCTGTATCACGAATATCTTGGTTGCTGTTCATTAGCGATTGTAGAGCTTGTACAACTACTTTACGCTGTGCTTTACGTCCAAATGATCCTTTGCCATTTGTTTCATTAGCTGATTCAGTAACCCAACGATGTGGATAGTAGCTTGCCATCGATGCGTCGTTATAACGTCCGTTAGTAGCAGTTAAATCAACATAGTTGCGCTCAAAGCGTTTTACGTTGAATCCACTTCTACGTAGGTTCCATAACAACATGCCTTTTGGATATAGTGCTGGATCTGGAGCATCTGCGTCAACAAAGTCACTTACTATTAAGTCTTCGATAGCGGCTGCTGTATGTGATGTAGCACTACCACCGTTTGTACTCCAACGTGCGTCGGCAAATAGTACACCGTTTTCTGTTGTTTGATCTGTAGCATCTAATTCAGTCCATACATTTAGTGTATTGTTCCAACGATAGATTCTTGGATAATTTTCTAAATCAGCTGTTGAAATCCAGATATCACCAGTTACTAGGTTACCGCCATCTGAACGATCACCGTCAACTGGAGCAGTAGCAGCAACGATTGGTCCTGCTGCGTCTGGTGCTAACGAACTGTCAGCGTCATAGTATGGCGATGAAGAATTTAATAGGCCTACCCATTTGTTACCATCATGTACTAACAGATCAACTTCGTCAACAATACTGTTATACCATAGTGCGCCATTTGCTGCTAAAGCAGTTGGAGCAGTATCGCTTGACGAATAGCTCAGTGGTTTCCAAAGTGTAGCAACTAGTTGCTCTGGATCGCTACCCGATTGTCCTGGAACCCAGTATAGGTTTACAGTGCCTGTTAGTGCGTCTACGTCATAAGCACTAAATCCTGCTTGTTCCATAACACCAATACCTACGCCTGTTCCATCAATAAATCTAATTTCACCGCCTAGTTTATGTGTAATTACTATTCTGTTTTGACTATCAACACTTGCTGCTACGTTTGTAAATCCTGCTGCGTTAATTGCGGCAGCAAATACATCAGCATCAGTTGACGCACCAGTAGCAGTTATACTTATAGTTTTAGAAGCAGCTAATGATTCTTGTCCAGCTAATGATTCTTGAGCGTAAACTGTGTATGTTGCACTAGTAATTTTAGCTGAAGTAATTTTGCTACTTGTAATTGTAGTTGCGCCAGTTGCTGATCTACGGAAGATCTTAAAGTTTGCTAATACACCAGCATCTTCAGCACTGTTACTTTGTACATACAAATCGCCGACTGTAAGACCTGCGCCGCCACCTGCTCTATCTAAGTTATAGATAGCACTGTGATTAGTATCGTGTATTGGAGAACTTACAGAATCCCAAAGTGCGGTAGTTGAGTTAAACACCCCTGTTCTCCAACGAGCCCCCAAGTTAGGTTCAGTTGTTTTGATCCAAATACTACCAGTTGGGCGCGGACTTGTGTCTGTTGATTTAAAAGTAGGAACACTAGTATGTTTACTAATTTGTAGTGCTGGGGTATAGAATGTACCTTCGGTAATACCAGCTGCTGCTAGTGGGTTTCCGTCGCCATCAATCAGTTTAATACTATCTGAAGTTGATCCACTGTTGTAAATTTCTAATCTTGTATCAATAACAGCAGCAGTAACGCCGTATCCTGCTAATGTAGAATTGGTATTAATGTCACTAACAAGACTTGCCAAACTAACACCAGTTGATGTAACTTCAACTGTAACCGAACTGTCATCGGTAAAGTCAATTAAAAACTTATCGTTAATACTAAATGCCGGAGAACTTATTGATCCAACTGCAGTTGCCCATGAACTTTTCCATGAAGCACTACCAACTTCTACCCAAGCATTGGAAGAGTTTTTGTAGTATGCTCTAATAACTGTTGTAGTGGCACGAATAGCATAATCGCCAATAGCACCAATTGAAGTTTTTGGAGCGCCGGTAGCAGATTCGCCTACAAGTTTAGTAACATCTGTAATTACAATAGGAGCAACATTAGTAAATGTTTGACCACCTGTGGCTGTTATAGCCGAGCTATTCCATTCAAACATTCCCCATCTTGTAGATAACGTATCTAACCAATATGTACCGTTTAATGGATTATCTGAAGTTGCTGTTGCGCTTGCTGTAATAGCATTAAGATCAACGTCGGCACGTACTACCCACGCTCTGTTACTAACACCCAAGTAGCTGTATGCGGCTTGTAAACCATATTCGTTCTGCTCGCCACCGTGAATTGGGTTGTTGTTTGCGTCAGTGTAAAATAGTGGGTCGCCGAATGTTTCTACTAAATCTCTTTGCGAAGTCATCAAGTACACTTTTCCAGCATTTGCTGCTAATGTACCTGGTGCTATACCAGTAGCTGCTCCGTTAAGTTTATTCTCTGCGGTTGCCACAAATATAATTGGTGTTGTACCTGGTTCGGCCGGAGTGTAAAAACTCTCGTCAATTACGCTAACCTGTACGCCTGGTGATGTTAATGCCATTGTATTGTTCTCCTATGGATCATGCTTGTTATTATTATTTAGCTAATCTTCGGAGAAAAAGGCAATTTACAGTAGAAAAATACGCAGTTAACTAAGATAATCTAGTAATTGGTCAACGTTAAATTGTAATTCTTCTAATGTGCCGTTGTTGTCAATAGTAAAATCAGCCATCCATTGTTC